CTGTTCCTGAAAGCGACATGCCTAAGATGTTGTTGATCCTTTCTGACATGCAGTTCAATCAATGTGTAACCCACGATGATTCTGCAATGGAAATGATCCAACGCAAGTATGCACAAGCCGGTTATACTGCGCCTAGCGTAGTGTTCTGGAACTTGAACAGCAGTGGTAACGCTCCTGTCAAGGCAGACAAGTCTGGTGCGGCTCTAGTCTCTGGCTTTAGCCCAAGCATCATGGCAAGCTTGCTAGGTGCTGATCCTTCTGAATTCACCCCAGAAGGTGTAATGATGAAGACCATCATGAACTATCGTTACGCATGTTAAAGTGCTAACGTAGCCCCCTAAAGGTGTAAGTAGAAATGCTTACACCTTTTCCCATATGTACATTTGACAATAAATAAGTTTGGGAGTATAATACTAGTATTAAGGAGTTAGAAATGTGGATTGAAAACGTAGCGGCGGCAGATATACCAACTAGGTTTCATCACGAAGCCGGTGAGAATAGTATGCTGATTAGCATTGTTGACCCGGCAAGTTGGAGACCCGTTCCCGCTCACAAGTTCAAAGAGATTCACAATTTTGAATTCTTGGACGTTGAAAAAAATGATGTGGTTCTTGACGAGGCAATGCGTTGCAGTCAGGAGCAAGCAAACGAATTAGTCCGACTGTTGCAACATGCAAAAGACAACAGGATGAATGTAGTTGTCCATTGCTATGCAGGTATCTGCCGTAGTGGTGCAGTGTGTGAAGTTGGTGTGATGATGGGCTTTGAAGATACGGGAAGATTCCGTAGCCCTAACTTGCTAGTCAAGCATCGCATGATGAAGGCACTGGGTTGGACTTATGATGAAGATGAAAAGCCAAACGTTGATGATTGGCGAACTTTTAAGAGTATAGAATGAACAAGTTAATTGAAGATGGAAAGGTAGCAGTGTTGTACAGTCCTGGCTTCGGTGCAGGATGGTACACATGGAACTATGATACTCCTGAAATACTTTTTGACCCAGCAATCGTAAAATTTGTTGAGAACAAAAAGTGGGCTGAATTAGATACATATGTAACACTGAAGTATCCTGAAATCTACAAAGGTGGCATGACAGACTTGGAAGTAGAATGGATACCAGAAGGTACATTGTTTAAAGTAAATGAATATGATGGAAGTGAATCCATCGAATACAAAGAAAACGACCACTGGATGGTTGCGTAAAGGAATAATATGTTTAAAGTAATAGGCAAGAATGCAGAATATGAAGTATATTCATTAGATGATGCAATGTTCTTGGCAAAGAAGATGAATGAGTTTGTATCCATCAAAGGTATAGACTTTGAAGTGTGTGGTATGTTTGGAGTTGACAGTGTAGTAGACGGTCTATGTCCAGATGGTGTTGCATACGATTGGAACAAAGCTAGCCGAATAGGTAGAGTAAAGAAAGAGAGGGTATAATGCCAGCAGTATTTTTAACAAGTGACACACACTTTGGTCATGCCGGAGTGTGTAGATTCACAGAAAGTGACGGTGTCACTAAGATTCGACCATGGACTGATCCAGATGAAATGGATGAGGAAATGATTAAGCGTTGGAACGATACAGTACGTCCAAACGATAAAGTATATCACTTAGGTGATGTTGTCATTAACCGCAAGTCTTTAAAGACATTAAGCCGCTTAAACGGTGACAAGGTTTTAATTCGTGGCAACCATGACATTTTTCGTGATGATGAGTATAGAATGTACTTTAGAGAATTACGTGCATATCATGTAATGAACGGAATGATTTTAAGTCACATCCCGTTACATGAAGCATCGTTAGGTCGTTTTGGTGTTAACATTCACGGTCACTTACATTCTAACAGAGTGAAGAAGGCTAGGGGAATCGATGCTAAGACAGGTGCAACATTATACAGTACTGAAAACGATGTACGTTATCATTGTGTATGTGTTGAGCAAACTGATTTTACTCCTATCTTATTTGAGGACGTTATCAAGCGTATCGAAGCAGAAGGTGGAACAGTTGGTATGCGTAGTGGGAACGTACCCACAATGTAAAATAGACCCTTCGGGGTCTATTTTTTCGGCTATCGTTTTGTGTAAACAAAATACAATCTATCGTTGGCATCTTTTTTAAACGTATCTAAATTAAGATTGTATTTTTCAGCAAACTCATTTACGACTTCAAAAGTCCAAGGGAAGATATCAACATAAGGTCCTGTCTTATGAGGTATACCAGGGTTAGCACGTAGATAGAATTTTCCATTATTCTTCAACAGATTTATACAATGACTGAATCGTGTTTCAATCTCATCCTTGCTATTAAAGTTAATACTACCTAATGCTATAATTACATCATGGCTTTCTGGTTTTACTTTGTACTCTAATATATCAACTTCATAGTCAGCACAGTTGTTGTATGGATCGATACCAATGATGTTTTGAATACGACCCTTGAAGGGATGATAACCGCAACCCACATCTAGCACCTTCTCTGGATTTAGTTTATTAATCTCATCAGCAAGTTCCCAACCGGTATGCTCATAGTCACCTGTTCTTGGTTTCCATATCTCACTAAAGAAACGCAAGATATAACGTTCTGACAAATCATTAGTAATGTCAATCAATGTCCCTGTGTAGTCACATGGCAAATGCAATTCAGCTTCTACTGCCTCTTTGAATTTGCTATATCGTGCGGGTGTCCAAGGTAGGTCTTGTACGATAGTATCCTTAGTAATAGAAATTTTGGAATACTTGGGTAAATTAAACGCAAGTTGCAAATTTTCTTGTAAAAGCTTAAAAATTTTAGTATTCATATGATTTTTTGTAAGATGGACTAAATAATTGTCACATCATATTTATTCTTGGAGGACTGATGAAAAAACTTTTAGCATTGTTAGCATTTATACCACTAGTTGCATTTGCTTGGCAACCAACAAAACCCATTACAGTTATATTCCCAAATGGCCCGGGAGCAGGTAATGAGATATCATTTTTCTTTGTAGCAGATATAGTAAACAAAAAAACAGGGGTAACTTTTACAAGAGAACACCGTGCAGGAGCAGACGGTAACATAGCAATGAACCATTTCAATACTGTTCCAAATGACGGTCATACTGTTGCAGTTCCTGCTTGTAATAGTCAATGGATTACTGCTGAAGTTTGGTATCCACAAATGTTAAAGTATAACATATATGACTTTGAACCAGTTGCTAATATAGCACGTAGCCCTTTAGCATTCTGGGCTAATCCCAATAGTAAAGTGAATACACCTGAAGATTTGATTAGAGAGATACGTGAAAAGAAACGCCCTATCAACTTTGCGATTGGTGGAGGCGGACACAAGTTAGCCGTTGAATACTTAACTACAAAACTAAATGTACCCGGTGGCGATAAGGTTCAAACTGCTATGTACAAAGGACCAGCACAAGCACTATTAGATGTTATGGGAGGTCATGCTGAGTTTGCTGTCACCCCAGTTGGTGTAGGCTATCCCCACGTTAAAGCAGGTAAATTAAAGCTTATCGGACTGGCAAGCGAAGTGCCACTTAAAGGTCTAGAGTCTGCGCCATTAATGAGTAAGTATGCGCCCGGTCTTAATCTATACGGTTGCTGGAACTTAGTGTTACCAAAAGGCACAAGTCCTGAAATACAAAAATGGTATCACGATAACTTTGTACCTGCAATTCGTAGCAAGGAAGCAAAAGAAAAATTTGATGAGAATTTAATGTTCATAACTACTAGAGAACATTCTCCAGAAGGTGTCCATGCTAGTATGGCACTATTACGCAGAGATTGGATTCAAATAGCAAAGAAGATTACACCTTGAAATATATATTCGTAGCAGGAGCTCCTGGCAGTAAATGGAGTAGCGTAGTAAAGAACATTTACTATAGCCCTAGCGTAGACCAATCTGATTATAGTGATAGTAGAACATATTACCATGATGCTAGTGGCAAAATGGAATTGATGCATTTAGGTGCATACTACGATCCTGGCATGGAGTTTGGTAAGTTCTTTCATAGACTTCCAATGTATGACAAAGAAACATTAGAACGTGACTTTGATGAACCATTCAATGGAGAAGGTGTCCGCATCATCAAGTCTCATGTGTTTAGTAATCACATTGACTACATCAAAGAAACATGGCCTGATTGCCCGATCATACTAGTACATCGTCCCGATGATGCTTGTTTAGGATGGTGGGTAAAGTGCGGGCATTTTGATATTACATACCCTGACTATAGTGAATACTATCAGAACTTGAAAGTAATGGCTACTAAGATTAAAGAACAGAATCAAGGTATTATCAAGGCAACATACAAGTATAAGAATTGTAACCCATTAACTAATAATGACCTATGTGAGGCACTAAATATAGAACTACCACCTAGTGACTACTTTCAAAGCTACGGTGCATCAAATGTAAAGGTAACAGTAATATGATAAGCAGTTGGGATCAAAGCAAACAAAAAAGTAAGTATCATTTTGATAACTTCAAAAATGATTCACAGGTCGATAAAGTAATTAGACTTGGTAAAATTACTGCTGACTATAGTGAAGATGTTAAACATGCAATAGAGACAGCTAAGCCTGCGACTTGGCGCACACGTGGTAAAGTAGGTAAGACTAGACCTGAAGAAGAATTAGCAAGCGAAGATTATGATTTAGAAAAGTTTGGCTATGGAAAAGACTATCAGATTACACATTTGAATTGGCAGATAACTCCTAACTTAAAAAAGATTACTGAATTGTTTGCATTAGATGATTGTATGGAACGCATACATGTGCAAAAGCCCGGTGAAGTTTGGAATCTGCATTTAGACAAATTAGAGAAGTGGGCACCTGATGCACCTTGGACAGTCATGCGTGTTCAAGTTGCGTTGACTGATTGGGAACAAGGTCATTTTTGGAGTTACGGTAATTACTTACATCAGCAATGGCGTGCAGGAGATGTTACGACATTTGATTGGCAGAACATGCCTCACTCTACTGCGAATGCAGGACATAACCCTAGAGTAACATTCCAGTTAACTGGTATTATAACTGAACGAACTACAGAATTTATAAATAGATTAAAGAGATTTGAAAGTCATCAACTAGAACTGACTGACAATTCTTGGTAAGATCACACTACCTTAGGACCTTTGCGTTATAAGTGTGAACCCGGCTGCTGGGTTGATGTACGAATTCGCTACTCGGAAATCTAAAGTGAGCTTTATAATACTAGCTTCCACATTACGCTAATTAAATAGGCGTACCTTTCTTTCTCTCCCTTACCAACACTGTGAAATGAATGTGCCATATTAGCCCAAGCTGAGCCTGATAATTTTTTACTAGGGGCAGTGTATCTAACTTTATCAGTGTTATTACCGTGAAACTGTGTGCCCCGATCAGTATCTTGTAAATGTATTAATCCGGCACATATCATTGTCCTACAATCTTCATGTACGTGTTGATCCCATGTAGGCGCATCTTTTACTACTCCCACAGCAATATCAATGTTACGCAATAATTGTTCACACGTTACTGTACCATAATCATTCGTGAACAATTTGTTACTGTAAAATTTGGGTATAATATCTTCTTTGAATAATCTAGTAAAATACTCTATAGATTCTTCTTTGTTATCCCAATTATATGCCCTTTCTCTACCACCGTCGGCATACACATTGTTATACCCGGTTGAAGTGTCATACACTGGATTAATTGGTATAGGCAAGTCGGTTAGATCACTAATCTCAATGATTGCATTGTGTACGAAAGGGTGGTTTATTAAATTAATTTGTCTCATGCTTTCTTATTTATAAATATGTGTCTAGAGGAAATATTGATGAAAACTATCTTAATGTTAATGGTTGCATTGGTTGCAACATTGGCAAACTCACAAACTCACACTTTTAAATTTATTCTATCAAGCGGTCCAGGATCTGGTTCTGATGTAAGTATCGAGACTTATGCACCTTGTTTAAAGAAACAAAACATTAATGTATTGAAAGAATACAAGCCTGGAGCAGAAGGACTAGTTGCTATCAAAGCATTGCAGGCCGCACAGGATACAGACACAACTACGCATTTACTTATGGGTAACTTTGGGTTAAACACATTAAGCAAGTTTCCCGGTGTTGATTTACTAGAAGATATAAATCCGTTAGTATATATGAACTCGACACCACTAGTATTTGTAGCTAAGTCAGGTAAATACAAATCTTTAGACGAATTGGTTACTGAATCTAAAGGAAGAATTATTAATATAGGTTCTCCTTCCGCATCAGGAACATTCTTAACAGAAACTATATTTAAAGACATGAATGCACAGTTTCAAATTGTGCCCTACAAGTCTAGTGTTGGTGGATTAACCGACGTTGTTAATGGAAACTTAGACTTGTTTGTCGATACCTTTATTGGAGCAAGACCTCTAGTAGAGGCAAATAGAATACATATAATGACAAGCACTTTTGATAAAACATACGCAACCAAATTTAATCACTCTAACGTAGGTGTATACAGTTCTAAGTTATCAAAGTCACCGATTGGATTGGGATTGATACTTAGTGTACAACCATCAGTAGATAAAGACACTCGTAGCATGATAGTTAAAGCAATACATACATGTGGTAAAGATAATGATGTGATACAGAAGTTAGAAGCAAATAGCTCCCATCCTGTATTTTTATCAACAAATGATATTGTAAAAATGGTTAAACAATTTTCAGGAAAATAATGTATTACTTACCTCATTGGATCGTTAATGGAGAACGAACATCTAGTCAATTTGATGCATGGCGTGCGGCAAATAAATTAGGAATAATGCCTAGTTTTTATTTCTATGACGAACAATACGACAAGCTTGATTGGACTACGGAACCAGCAGAATCTTGGGATGAAATATGCTATGAGCGTTGCATTACACTAAGACAAAAATACAAAAAACTAAGCTTATTTTATAGTGCAGGTAGAGATAGTCATCATATACTCAGATGCTTTTATTACTTCAACATTCCATTAGATGAAATTGTTTTGTTAAACTTAAAAACAAATCACATGCGTCAAGATGAATTAATTAGGTTGATTTATCCACATGTACATAATTTCTTACGTAAATATCCCAATACAAAAGTAACAACGGTTGATGTAGGACCCGAAGAATTTGATAATTATTTTCAAGATGATTGGTTAGAAAAACCTGCATCCGCTCTTGTGCATGGTTACTTTCAACCAACTAATTTTAGTTTCTATGTCAAACAGATTATGCATGCCGATGAACCTGATCACGGTGTTATACTTGGAGTAGACAAACCTCGAATCATTTTAGAAGATGGCAAATACTATTCAACTATCATTGATAAAACAATGGAAACATTTATCACTGATATTCCAAATATTGAGTTATTCTATTATGCACCGGATATGCCTAAGATTCATTTAAAACAAAGTTGGATGACTCTCAATCATATTGAGAAAACATATGGTGGCGCAGAATATACTACTGAACAAATTGATCCTATCAGTACAAGTAAGTTCGTATCACCCAGTGACACTACTTTTTCTATTACTACCAAGATCATTAAAAAATCTACCTCAGTAAATAATGACTTTCTAAAAGAATACTGCGGTAATAGCCATAGTGATTACTATGATGATTTTTGTATTGCATGTGGCAGAGGAGCAGCCTGGAATGTCAATTTAGGAATTCAAAATGGTAAAAGTAAATACAAAAATGAAGGTCATGAAGAAATATTTAAAAACTTATTAAGAAAAGCTACCGATGAGAATTGGGAATCTGCTCATAACTTTGCTGATGCAATGAACTATTTAAAAACTAGTTTTACAAATGTCTTTAATAAGAACGATCCGTACTACGGGACATTGGGTGTATATAGTAAAAAATACTATATGAAAGATTTTACTTAATGCCTATCATCATATAGCGGTCATAAGATAATCCATAATATTCTATTTTCTTTTGCCCGCTATAAAGTAATGTACTGACTTTGTACCTCTCAGTAAATTCTACTATTGAATTTGATGATTGCTTTATTTCCCACAATGATTGGTCAGTAGTCACATTAGTTGTCTGTAAGCATACTAATCGATCATTGGGTATCCTATTATACCATTCAGTGCCTTCAAACTGGTCAACACTGCAATTGATAAAGATAGATTCATTACCAGTAGATGTGAAATCTATTTTTTCTGCATCGGCAACATGATTATATACTTTTGGATATTCATGTTTCCAAGTATCACATATTTGATTTGCAACTTCAATTGAGTTACTATCTAAATCATAACAATTAAATACCCCGTAGTATTTTGGCTTCCTAACAATCATCATAAATGCTAATGTGTTGTGCCAAGCACCAAGTATATTAACAGCTGGATTAACTATTCCTTTGTTATACATTGTTCTTTCTAATTCTTCACATAGCCAAATCTTGCTAGATATTAAACCATGTGAAAATGATTCATAGGGATTACTCATACAAAGCTCTTATTTTCTCTTTCAGTTGTTTCTAATATATTTGCAATAGTTTCTCCCCACTGAATTATAGGAGTAACTATTTTAGATTTTTTAATTAATTCAATCTTACATTCGGTCATATTTAATATATTCTTACGACAATTTTCCCAACCATAACTTCTTACTCTGTTTTCAATAGATGGATATAAACTACTGTACATCTTGTGTTTAACTAAATGGTCTTTTTTTGTTTGCACAGTGCAATCTAAATGTAATTGAATAAATTTGCATGTTGATTCTAAACTATGATTAATCATATTACCAATACCATCGATCTTCTTATCTGCCATAAACAATTCATAACATGAATAGTCTAATCTACTTGGACTAATTACTTTTTGTATTTTACTTTTATGTACCCAAGGCCAATCACCTCCCATAATAGGATGTTTCAATTGTTCTATTAACCAAAAATGACTAGCCACATGTGGCTCTATTATTCTATAAGGAGTCAAGTAATTTAAGTAGTCACCGTTCCCGTAAAAAGAACCAGCATCAAAATCTATTTTCTTTTGTTCAATATTATGCTCTCTACAAAACTTCTCAGAATAATATAAATCATGGGTATTTAATATACACCCATCTACTTTGATTACCATTGTAATAGCAGTAAATGGTATCTTTGCTTTAAGCAATGTCAATAAGACCAGTTCACTATCAGTACCGCCACTGTATAATACTTCTATGTACTTTCTATCCCCTATGTGGTCTTGGAAAATAGATGTGATATCTCTGTCCTTTTTGACTTCACAATCGGTTAATATTGTGATAAACTCATTGTTAGATAGGATATGTTTCTTGTACCCATTTAACCCTGACACCCAAGTTTTATGTTCCATATGCTATTTATTAGCATATTTTGATACCTATACTAAATAACATTATGCTACACTTTATCACAGACCTAACACACAAATTATTGAACTTCATTAAAGACGATCCTGTACGTCCAGAAATTTCTACTGATTTTAGAGTAAGCGACGGTAGAATAGTTGCGGCTCTTGCTGAAAATCAAGATGACCCGGATGCAATGGTATGTGTTAGTTTTCATGATTTTATTCCAACTGGTGTAGATGATTTAAAAAATACTGCAAAAGTTCCAACTACCGCAGTATTCTATACTATATGGAGTTATAAAGCAGGTAAAGGAGCTGAATTATTAATTCGTGCAGTTAAACAAATTCAAGAACAATATCCAAGTGTTAATAGATTTGTAACACTAAGCCCTAAGACTAATATGGCACGTAGATTTCATTTAAAAAATGGTGCAATTGTTTTCAGAGAAAATATCGAAACTATAAATTACGAATACACTGATGTAGCAAATAATATGAAGGAATAAAATGAGCGAAGAAAATCCGCAAGTTGAGTTGGATGAAGAAGAATATGAAATTTGGCAATTTGAGCATAGCATTAATCTTGCACAAGAGTTTATCGATGATATATTATTCCCTCAAATAGATGAGTTTGAATGTGAAAATGAAGATGAAAAGTATGTCGATGGAACTTTAACTTTTGGATTATTTTGTGAATTAGTTATTAGGTTGGGAGAAATGGGATATACTGAAGAAGAACTTAATGCCCATATTAAAGAATATGTAAATACATCTATAGGACAAGTGATTCATTAATGCCAAATATTAGATTTATATATGAGAACGATGATTATAAACTTAGTAGAGAAACAGTGGTTTCAAAAGTTTGTAATATTGTTTCTACCTTTTTAGATTTACCTATAGAAATTCAAATTAGATTTGCTAATTTAGGTCCATCAGTATATGGTAATACTGCATTAGA